TTTTGTAATGTGATCTTGCCACTGATTAAAGGTTAAATTTTTCATTGATTATAAAGTTTAATAATAAGTTCTACAACTACTACCCATATCCAGCAGCATATAATTCCTACAATTCCAACAAATGTTAGAAATTCAGATGTTTCATTCGAATGTGACCTTTTGCCTTGATTCCTCATTTTCTTGGATTAGTTTACGTTTAACTGCTATCCATTCCCGAATGACTTGTTCTTCGTGCATAGCAAAGTATTCTTTCTTTTTGTACTCATATTTATTGATAATGCTTGTGACATTTTCAATCGTATATTCCCTTGCAGAAAAAGGGATAATACCCTTTTCCTTTAAGTTAACTGCCACTATTCGGCAGGCATCCATTTTTTTAAATTGCTTCATTTTAATTTTTATTTAATTCAATTTCCATTTCTTCTGTAATGATTAGATCTTCACCATATTCATCCAATCTGCTCCAGCCACTCTTTGCTTTTAAGTAAGGTTCAATTTCATCTTCTGAAAATGTTCTCCTTTCGCAATATCTGGAGTTGTCTAACAAATCAAACCATCTAAATAAATATGTTTTCTTTTCCATAATTAAAAAGGTAAATCTTTTTTAGGTTCTTGTGTCTTGTAAGTCATTGCTCCAGATCCACTTGGCTTTGCTTCCCATGTATCAAGTTCTACATAGTACTTGCCATTTTGAGATTGATTAATCTTTAAATTAATCCAACCATTCTTTGTGTTTGCTGCAATAAACTCTGCTGCTTCTTTAGAATTTAATGATAAATTCCCAATAACAAATGTTGGTGCATTTTCATTTCTTTTAAAGATGAAACCTTTTGCGAATACTTTTTCTGTCTTTTCCATTTTATTTATTTAATTGTTAAACTTAATTTTTTAGTTGAAAATAATGAAATAATATCTTTATTATTATTTATAAATTCTGATTTTTCAGCATATAAAGCATTGAGTTGATCTAAGGATTGACATCCATCAATCATAATTTTCCATCCTGCTAATGGCAAAGTACTTGGTATTGTCTTAGACTCTACTTGTATGCCTGCTGCATCTGTATCTTTGTCAGTCACTATAGAAAGCATGCTCGATAAGCAGTACCTACGAAAATAAGTCACACCCGATCCGTAAGCCTGAAAATCGTTCATGTTGCCAAGTTTTACTTTTGGAATAATTGTGAATGATTCTAAAGATTCTCCACTTTCTACATGAAATAAAATAGTTCTGATTCCATCGTTCTCAAGTAGTTGGGTAAAGCATAACCCATTCTTTTTAAGTAATGGATTAATAACTGAAAAAATTTGTGGTAGGTCAGCATAAGTGTAGTTATGACCTTTGGTATCCTTATGAATGACAGGGCATTCATTTTGGAAGTTGGATAATGATTTAATTAGGTTTTTCATTAGTCAAGGATTAGTTGTTTAAAATTTGATTTGTATTCTCTTTCCTCTTTGGCAACTCTTGCCCAAAAGTCATAGTGATTTTTGCAGTACCATGTGCAGAAATAAAAACCTGCCTCATCTTGAAATTTTGCTTTGTAAGTTTTCATAGTTAGTAAATAATTGGAATGAAGTGAAATAATAATAGGTATCCAAATATTGCGATTGCAATACCACCAATTAAACCTTCTGGATCTTCTTGGTAGAAATTTTTGATGTAATTACTGATTTTTTTCATTTGTTATTGTTTAAGTGTTTACAAATATAAAAGTAATATTTGAAATAAAAAAACTTTATATAAAATTATTTTAATTATTTATTAGACATAAAAAATCCCCACTAATAAAATTAATGGGGAAATTAAACCATGCTTAAACCCTATTTAACTATGAAAGTACAAATCTAAACAATTTTTCCATCTTTTATTTGAATGTTGTGAACTTTAGATTTTCCATTCTCTATTTCTACAACTGCAAATCCATGATTGTGCATCGAAAATGGCATATACTTTGGACTTAATACCGTTAAGCATCCTATTGAATATGTATTGATAAATTCTTTAAACCCTGTTTTCTTTTGTGTATTGCTTGTCCTATGAACATGACCTATCAATGTATTGCAAATTGTTTTATTAAATAGGTTTTGACTTGGGTTCACTCCGCCACCACCATACAACTCATGCCCATGCAATACTAATAGATCTCCCATTTCCATGCCTCTCCAGTCTTCAATCATAATAATATTTAACTTATCAAGTCTAAAGAAAATGTCAAATTGGAGATCGTGTAATTGAGCAAATTCTTCTGCATCATTGTTTAATGCCCTCGCATATCTATTCTCATGGTTTCCTAATTTAAAATAAATAGGTATATCTCTAAATATATCACGCAACTTTTGTAGAAAATCTCTATTCATTTCTACTTCTTTTTTGAAATCCCTTTTATCTGGATCGCGTTCAAAACGGCTTATTGCGTAAAAATCAAAGCAATCTCCCGCCAAATACAGGCAGTCAATTTTCTGATCCTTTAGATGTTTAATTGCACAGGTAAGTGCTGCTAAATCATGATACGGAAAGTGTATATCTGATAATATTCCAATCTTTTTTAAATGCGCAGGTAGTTTTGCAGATGTATATTCTTCACCTAAACTTGCTTCAATGCCAAAATTGTCCAATGTTTCCAAATTATAATTAACAATGACTGGCGGAATCTCTTGGTTAATTGCTTGATTAGATCGTGTGCTTGTTAATATACCATGTTGTTGCATCAATTTTCTTAAACTATTCCAAGATTTATACCCATATAAATCGTAAAAAGTATGATAAAAATCTTTATTCGACATATTAGTAGAATAAAAATGCTCTCTAATCTTTGTTAACTTATCTGTTTGATTCATATTCTTCCATTATAACATCAACTAAAAATTCAATGTTGTTTAAAACTTTCATTCGTAGTGCAAAACCTGCATCATCAATGTACTGAATATTCTCCATGACATCCATCATTGTTTCCAACAAATCATTTGCTTTGCTTCTTTTAAATTCAATCTGTTCAATCGTTTGATTCTTCATTAATATATGAATTTAAAATATACCCAGACCAATATTAAAACCCCTTGAATTATTATAGTTAAAATTGCCCATGTTGGAACAACTTCCCTTACTATTCTTTCAAAGGTCAAATGTTGACTATCTTTTAATCTTGATTGATATTGTTTTTCGTAGATACTTTTAATTGAATCTATATCTATTGTGGCTTTGATACTGCCCTTGTAAGACCTTATTATTATGCGACCTTGTGGTATTGTTATTTTGGAATAAAATTGTGTCAGAATGCCTGTACTATCGCAGGGGTTTTCAATGATTAATGTATCCTTTACTGAATTAAAAACATGAACTATTTTTTCAGTTCTAAAAGTATCTATTTTAATTATAGACTTTAGTGTTTCTACCTTGTTTGTCTTGCAAGATATAATGGTAAGAAATAAAAATAGGAATGCTAATTTGTTTGTCATGAGAAATAAAGTTTGGATTCTGCTTGTCTTCTATTAGTTAAACCTTTGACTTCAACCCCTTTGACTTTATTCCAGATTAAAAATTGGCTTTCTATGAATTTGTCGTTAGGATCTGCATTAACTTTCTTTAGTAAAGTGCTTTTCTTTAATGCACCTGTGCCTACGTTATAGGCAAAAGAAACTAAAGCATCAAATTGGTTTTGTGTGATGTCATCCCTTGTGAATGAATCAACTGAAGATTCATAATGCTTTAAGACATTTAAGAATATTTCAGTTGCTCTTGCTGGACTAATCTCTGGATCAGTCATTCTTACCTTTGTGCCATCTGGATAGTAAGTACATCCGATTGAAATGGTGGCAATACCTGCAGGACATTTGTAAGGTTTTAACCTAACTCCCTCAAATCTTTTTAGTAGATCTAACCCTTTTTGGCTTATCTTCATCAAGTTTGCTTCGTAGTTCGATATTCTCTGTTCTTAAACTATGTATTTCTGTGGTTAATGTTTCCACTTTGGCTTTTAAATCAGCAACTTCTTGCTTCATATCATTAGCCATCTCTCGCCAAATCTTAATTGCTTCTTGGACATTAGTAATCTCACCTGCTTCAACTTCAACCTGTGCTTTCTTTCTACCAAAAATCCATGTAATGACAGATGCAAAGAATGCAGTCAATGTAGGCAAGATTACTTCATTCCAATGTTCCATTACTTTTTAAGTGCTTTTAAGATTTGTGCTTTTGCAATTATTGCAAAGTTTTCATTGTCTTTGACAAATGATGTAAATGTTTCAAGATCAGATGAATCAAGTTCTAATGATTCTCCTTTGTTTAATGCTAATGCCCACTCCCAGAATTTTAAGGCATCTCCTTTAGATTGTTGAACTAAAGAGTTTGCAACTACTTTTCCTGCATTGGCATTCTCAATGATGTTACCATCAAGATCCAATAGATTAAAATTTAAATCAATTTTCATTTTTGTTTTGTTTAGTTAAAAATTATGTAAATATATTATTTGTTTTTTAATGTGTCTATTTCTGCTGATAATTCTTGAATAGATTTAATTAATACGGGTACTAATTTAGAATAATCAACACCTTGCATATCTTCTCCATCTTTTATTCCAGTTACTGCGTATGGCAGTACTTCTTGTAATTCATGAGCAAGAACTCCATCCATTCTACTATTTTCAGATTTCCATTTATAATTATAAATATTTATTTTATTTACAATATTAAGACCATTAATAGGTTTTAAATCTTCTTTTAATCTATAATCAGATGTCATATTATATGATGTTGTAGAACTTGTAATTGCAATAGTACCTACAACTGTGGCTTCATTATATCTAAATTGCATTATAGTTCCACTTGAATTAGTAGACCTGTTAAAAATATGAGCATTGTTAGAATTTGCATATATCATTCCACCAGAATCAAATGTAATCCCATTAGCCGATGCTAAAACTCCATAAGTACTTGTTCCTACCAATACTGCTCCTGCATTTGGTTGTAAAATTAAATTATATGCAGTTGCGCTTGCATCGGTTCTTTGTACTTGCATATAAAAACTTCCACTATTTAATGCACCTCCTATTAAACCATAAAGACCACCAACATTTGTTAAATATACACAAGCATAATTATTAATTGTTCCTAAAGCTGGAATTGTAGGAGTGCCAGTTTCAGTTTGTGAAACTTGAAATTGAGCCTTTACAGTAGTTGCTGCAATTCCTACAAATCCAGTTGTTTTACTAATAACTATATCTGTGTTAACACCAGTACTTGTTGCCCTGCCAAATACAATTTTATCTGCATAAGCATTTACACCCCCAATAGTTGTAGAATTATCTCCACTAAATTGAATTGGTGCATAAGTGCCATTTACAATAAATCTTGAACCAACTTCATTTCCTCCTAATAAATCTAATTTATAAGCAGGGCTAACATTATTTATCCCTAAACGACTATTTGCTAAATCAGCCGTTAGTATATTGGTTAAACTATATTGATTGGATATTTTTGTCATCTTATTATGCTTTTAATAAAGTCTTTAATTCTTCGATTTGAACTTGTTGTTCTTGGACTGCTTTGACTAATATTGGAATAAGAACAACTTGCTTTAAAAGTTTTACTTCATTTTCATTATTCATTCCATCATATCCTGTTTCTACTAATTTTGGGAACACCTTCTCTACTTCTTGAGCAACAAAACCTAATTCTTTGTCTTTACCTTCTTCATCATCTTTCCAATTATATTTTACTACTCTTAGATTGCAAACATCTTGAAGATATCCATCTCTTGTTGTTTCAATGTTTTTCTTTCTTCTTTCATCTGAAGGAGCAGTTACTGTTCCATTACCATATATTCCATATCTTAAAGTACCTCCAGCAGACCTTAATTCATATCCATACCAACCTGTACCAGGTGCAGTTTCTGATTGTACTCTAATTAATGAACCCGTATAACTTGAACTATTTGAGTATGCTGTTACTCCTGTTCCTGCTGTTGCAGAACTTGGAATTATTACTCCTAAATATTCTGTTCCCCAAACTTCTCCATTAACTAAAACTCGTGAAGTAAATTCAGTTATACCATTATAACGTAATTTCATATTAATTCCAGCACTTGGAGTATCTGAATCTACACCATAATAAAATCCTAAATCATTGCCTCCTGTTTTCCATATAGCCCAACTACCATAACCAGCTGCTGTATTTCTAAATGTAAGATAGGTTTGTGCTCCAGTATTTGCATTGTTTTGTGCTAATGTTAATTGTGCTCCAGCAGTAGTACTTCCAATCCCTACGTTTCCAGTAGAAGTAATTCGCATACGTTCGGTACCTGACCAATCAGCAAAAGCTAAAACATTATCAGCTGGCGATCCAATTAATGCACCGGCAGTTCCGGTTACACGAGTTAATGCCAATTGAAAATTTTCACTTTGTCCAGCCACTGAAAATGCAACTCCAGGACTTGTTTGACCCACGCCAACTCTACCCGTTGAAGTAATTCGCATCGCCTCGGAATAAACGCCAGATACACGCCTTAAAAATACCATGTTAGTTCCACTATTACTAACACCTAAAATTGCGTTTGTTCCATCATCTCCAATTGTAATAGCATTATTAGTACCTATTTGTGCTGCAATTGTTGCAATGCTATTAGTTACTCCACCACTGACTACTAATTTAGCATTAGTTGGTGAATTTGACCCAATCCCAACATTAGTCCCATTATCAAAAATAACACTATTCCCTATCGTACCACTTGCAGTAAACTTAGGCACATAGTTAGCAGTACCTGCTCCACTTATGCCATTAACACTTGCTGTGTAGTTAATGCTCTGTACTTGGTCTCCTACTGTTGAGGCAACTGTTAGGACAAATGTCGTTCCATTAGTGGCTGTAAACTCAGAAGAAGTTAATTTAGATCCATTTACATAAACATCTAAAAGACCTACTACATATCCGCCTGTAACAGTAAATGTTGTCTGTCCTGCAGTTGCAGTAAAATCTTGAAGATTTCTTGAATTAGGATCAGCAGTTAAAGTCCAAGACCTATCAGCAGATAAATCATAGGCAGTACCGTTAATTGTTAAACTTCTTGATGTAGGAACTCCACCTAATCCTGCTAAGGTATAATTAGGGATATTTAAAACATTAGAAACTAATGTAGATGCTCCAGAACTTCCAGTTGTAGTTAAACTTGTAATTCTATTTGTATAAGCAGTAGTCCAGTTACTTTGAATTGCATCTGTTGGTATTGAATAACCTGCTGCATAAGTCAATGCTAATGTTCCCGAAGTTGTAATAGGTGAACCTGTAATTGATAATCCTGTAGGAACACTTAATGCAACCGATGTAACCGTTCCAACATTAGTTGTATAGCCATCTGGATTGCTTGCTAAATAATAAGTTGAATTATCATAAGATATTGTTGTTCCACTTATTTTAACAAAACCAGTACCACTTAAAGCATTTTGTTTGCCATTAAAAGTAGTCCAATCAGTAGAACTTAATGCACCTCTATTTGTTGCAGATGCAGTAGGTATGTTTAAGGTTATTACTGGTGTTGTAGTTCCTGTCGCAACTGAACTTGACACATCTGATCCTGTTGTACCTAATGTCAATGCAGCAACACTTGTAACCGTTCCAACACTCCAAGATCTGTCTGCAGTTAAATCATAAGCAGTGCCATTAATGGTAAGGCTTCTTGCAGCATTTGCAGGTGTATAACCTAAAACTGTTGCAATTGATTTTTTCTCCCAAAGACTTGTAGTTGTATTATAAAACAACCCATCATTATTTGTAGGTGATTGCGCAGATACATTATGCAGTTCATCCATCTCATAGCCGTTCTGTATGCGAACTTCTATTTGACCTAATGAAACATGGGATCTTGTAACAACTCCCACATACACTAAATGTGCAGGTGCATATTGCTTAGTTGTAGTATATTCTCCAGCAGTAGTAGATGAAAGATATAGTTGTTGCCCTTCTGTAAATGCAGATGTATTTAAACCGACTAAATCGCCCATTATAACTACATAACCTTCAGCATTATTAGAAATGTTTGCTTGACATAATCCAAAGGTTTGAGCAGATGTAGAATCTCCTGTTGCAATTGCTTTTGCTACTGTTGGATTGTTTCCTGTTGCTCCATCAATGTAAACAACTGTTCCTTTTGTTAAGGTAGCACCTGTTTGATTTCTTACAAGTCTAACTATTGTGCCTGCTTGTCCAGAAATAGGAAAAGCAATTAAACTTCCATCACCAGCAACATATTGAGTTGTCGTTCCTGTTGGATATGGATAGTAAGTAGCAGTGTCATAAGAAATAGTACCTGCAGTAGATTTTACAAATCCAGTTCCAGATAAATTATTTTGTTTAGCATTTAAAGCATTCTGTAAATCTGTTTGATTAGATAATGTGCCTGTAATGCCACCCCATATTGTTCCTACTGTAGCAGAAACCTCAATGTATGTAGCACCACTCCAACGATAAATCTTATTGGTATCTAATGCAACATAAATTTTACCTGTTTCACCACTTGCAGGAAACCCTGCTAAATTAGCATATTCTAAAACGTCATCTACATAGGAAGGTAATTGTGATGCAGGAACTAAACCGCCAGAATCAAGACTTGCATATCCATTTGCTACACCTTTATTTGCAGTATTCTCTGGTGTATATCCAAGAGCAGATGTAACATTGCCACTTGTAAGAGATAATGTACCACCTAATGTAAGATTTCCACTTGTTGTAACAGATCCACTTAAACTTAAACCACTAACCGTTCCTGTCCCACCTACACTTGTGACTGTTCCAACATTGCTTGTGTAACCGTTTGGATTTGTAGCATTGTATGGTGTATATCCTAAAGCAGTAGTAACATCTGAACTACTTAATGTAATAGCACCTGTTCTTGTGTTAAAACTTGTAACACCACCTTGATAAGCAGGTATGTTTAAAATACCAGTAGTATTATCATAAGTAGCACTACCACTTGTCCCTGTTGTAGTTAGGCTTATGGCATTCCTTGACCTTGTATTTGTATAATATAAATTTGTGTCTTCAGTAACTAAAGCAGTTGTGTAATCTCCAGCAGTAGGAGTTATTGCACCTGTCCTTGTATTAAATGATGTTACACCACTCGCTATTGTCCAACTTCTGTTTGCAGTTAAATCATAAGTTGTTCCATTGATAGTGATTGTCCTTGCATCTGTAACAGGGGTAAACCCTAAAGCAGTAGTAACATCACCACTTGTTAATGTGATTGCTCCAGTCCTTGTATTGAATGATGTTACACCACCTAAATAAGCAGGTACATTTAAAATACCTGTTATATTGTCGTATGTTGCAGCACCCGATGTTCCTGTTGTAGTTAAACTAATTGAACTCCTTGATCTTGCATTAGTAAAATATAAGTTTGTGCCTTCAGCAACTGCAGTTGTAACTAATGATTGAAAGGTTTTATCCCCTCTATAATATTGGTTTGATGTGCCAGCAGTAATTGTTGGCTCTTTACCATTTAATGCAGTTTGAGTTGCAGTACTTATTGGTTTGTTTAAATCAGTAGTATTATCAACATTGCCTAAACCCACCATTGATTTAGTAATACCAGAAACAGTTCCTGTAAAAGTTGGAGATGCTAAAGGTGCTTTAGTGTCTAAGGCAGTTTGAGTTGCTGAACTAATTGGCTTATTAACATCACTTGTGTTGTCAACATTAGATAAACCAACCATTGATTTGGTTATTCCACTAACAGTACCAGTAAATGTAGGTGATGCTAATGGTGCTTTTAAATTTAAAGCAGTTTGTAGATCAGTTTGATTGGATAAAGTACCTGTAATTGTTCCCCAAGATGTAACTGAATTAACTTGGATATAAGCAGAACCATTCCAACGATACATTAAACTTGTATCATTAGTAATATAAAGAGTAGTTGAATCACCAACTACAGGCAATGCAGCATAACTGCTTACTAAATAATAATTAGATCCAATAATATTACCCGATGTATTTGATACATTAATTGTAACTAAATTAGGTGTTGCATTAATTTGAACATTATCCGAATTATCGGTAACTGTTATATCAATTATATCGTTTGCCATTATCTTGTAATTTCTTGGGTGATTGAAAATATTCCTGAAACGTATGTTTTAACCGTATTGTCGGCAAACCTAATTTCTATATCATATTCATAATCATAAACAGGTATATCAATTATTTGTGTATTGATTTTAAATAGACCAGTAGTAGGTGATGTGATTGTAATTCCTGCACTACCTACGGATGTTAATGATAAAGCAGGTGTTGTGTCATCTGCAGTCTTTCTTAATTGCATCCTTATAATTGCACCTGTAAGATTCTTTGCAACATCATTGATCTTCAACTCAAAGTTTACTTGATCGAATGTATCTGCTTTTATATGGCTAAAATTAAGACTCATTTTCTATTTTTTTTAAATATACTTTTAATTTCTTAACGTTTTCTTTCTTGGGTTTATAACACCCAACCAATGAAATCGGCTTCTTTACTTGGGAACACATCGGCATTACTGTTTGAGTTGTATTCTGGATATAAATTATTATTAAATGACATATAGTCAATAAATCTTCTTGTGTAAGATTGTGCAATTGACCTTTCTTTTTCTACTAAAAAATCTATTTCTGATTTATCAACATTTGAACTATTCTCGCTACCATGCTTGTAAACTCCTTTGTTTGCAATCGTATATGCTGCAAATGGTAAATATTCAACCATAGACCAATGGATTAACATAGGTTTTATATAAACATTTAAAAGCATTAAATAATTGCCTGCTAATGTATTGGCAACTATATCCGCATTTAATTTGTTAAATAAATCAGTACCTAAATAATTTTGGATATGAATGTCTTGCGCCAACTTAACCCATTGAATAAAATTGTCTGTATCTATATTACCGTTTAAGGCAGTATATTTAATTAGTTCATCCCTACTTATAAATAATGCAGTAGCCATATCTTATTTTGGTAAAAATCCTTTATTTGGCATATTTATTGGTTTTGTATAAACCAATTTGTTATTTGTTGGCAATATCTCACCTGCTTTTCTTGCTTGTGCAGGTGTAATTTCTACTGATCCTTTTTTTCTTGGATCTGTAAATCTTTTATATGTTTCTCTTGTCCAGAAATGATGACAAGCACCACCTCCTTTGTATAACCATATATCATAAGTATCTGCTCCTTTTGCTCCCCATCCCTCATTTACAGGCTTTTCACTCATGCGCATTATATCTTCTTTACGATATAACTTATTAGCAGCAGTCATTTTCTTGCAAAAAGTTCTACTTTTTTCAGTTGTATCACCTGAATATCTATATCTTGAAATAAATAATTTGCCATCTTGTTCTGATTTAATGTCTGGTCTTGCAACTCCTGTGCTTACAAACTCATAAATCTTTGACATTAATGATTTTTTAGGGTTGTTTAATGCCTCTAATTCTGCGTCTAATTGATCTTCTATATCATGGTCAACCATTCTACTATCAACTAATTCCCACTCGTTTAAATCAATGTCTTCGCCAAATTCTTCAACATTCAATTCATCAATATGTGAAGATAATGCAACACCTGTTTTTTCTTGTGCTTGTTCTTTACTTACATTAGGATTTAAATCAATAAACTCTAATGGTTGTAAAGTCTTAAAGTAAAGATTTAAACTAATTTTATTAAATGCTAAGACCTTATCAATTCCATCAAGGAATGTATCTTGAAAA